TAATGGCTCGCGATGCTTCGTCGAGCTTGTTCCCGGTGCAGCTAATTATTAAGTGATTCATGTTGTGTCTCCTTATGCCCCCGAAGGGGCGGTTAAGTTAAATCGCTATCGCGTCCGCATACAACTTGACAACGTCCGTTGGCCTTTTGAATGACGCTTCGGCCATGAAGGTGACGGCCAGCCTGTCTACTCCGTGGATGATGATATCGCGGCCATCAGGCGTCTCACCGACCTTCAGAAAGGTATACTCGACTGCATCTCCGCTCGCATCGCGCAGTTCAGCCGTCAACACGGACCTTTCGGGATGATTAAGGTCGAAGCCCCTCTCACCGACAGAAATTTTAAGATCGAATTTTTGAGTTGCGATTCTCAGCTCTGACCAGCCCTCGCAACCGGCGTAGTTTTTAATTTCCTTCACGCTTAGATTCTTGCCATTCACCACGAGTCGGATAGCTGACTGATCAGTCGTGTAGTCATAAACATATTCACAGTGCAATCCAATAGAAGGATTTCGGAAGCCGACTGCCAGTGCAACGGCAGTGTCGTGATCTGGAACATTAATTGTGGCTTCGTGCGAACTGTTGTCAATCTTTGCTTTTGTGAGGTCGTTCATTTTGTGTCTCCTAGTTGTTGTCGTTTAGTCACTTTTTTCGCCGTGCCTCTCCCGAAGCACATGTGTATTATCCTATGTATTGCATAGTAAATCAATAGAATAACTATAAATAAAGTAGTTTTTTCTCAATTAATTTCAGATAGTTGGAGACATTTATGCGAGTAGTTTTTGATCTTGAGACGGATGGTCTTCTACCTGAGCTCACCAAGATCCATTGCATTGGTTTGAAGTACATTTCGAGTGAGCTTTTCTATGAAGACACTGAGCTGCGCTTTACTCCCACCGGGAAGCTGGAGGCATTAGCTGCGCTAGAGAAAGCTGACGAGATCATTGGTCACAACATCATTGCTTTCGATATCCCGGCGATCAAAAAGATTTACCCAGAGTTCAGCCCCAAAGGAAAGATCACAGACACTCTTGTGTTAAGCCGACTCATCAAGCCAAATCTTTCTGAAGATGATCGCCTCGTAATGTTCAATAAGCCCTTCCCAAAAAGTCTCTATGGCTCGCATAGTTTGACTGCTTGGGGACTAAGGCTTGGCAACCTCAAAGGCGACTACAACGGTGGCTGGGAGAAGTTCTCCGTCGAGATGGCAGACTACTGCAAGCAAGACGTGAACGTAACCACGCAGCTCTATGAGCTCTTAATGCAAGCAAACTTTGATCCGAGATGCGTTGAGCTAGAGCATGACTTGGCAGAGATCTGTGACCGCATTGGCAACGCCGGGTGGACATTTGATTCTAAGAAAGCTGGTGAGCTATATGCTCAGTTCTGTCAGCGTCGATCAACTTTGAGTATGCAGCTCGGTGAGCTCTTTGAACCTTGGCAAGAGGAAGAAGAGTTCATTCCAAAGCGAGACAACAAGACCCGGGGCTATAAGAAAGGTGTGCCATTCATAAAGAAGACAACAGTCCACTTTAATCCGAACAGTCGCCAGCACATAGCCCACTGTCTCAAGACTAAATATAAGTGGAAGCCAAAGGAGCTCACGCCAACCGGGGAAGCCAAGATTGACGAAAGCACGCTCGGGGAGCTGCCTTACCCAGAAGCAGGAAAGCTAGCTGAAATGTTTCTGTTGCAGAAGCGAATCGGCATGTTAGCGGAGGGCTCTAATGCGTGGATGAAGCTCGTCAATGGCGACACAAGGCTAAGACATCAGATCATCAGCGGCGGCACTGTAAGCGGCAGAGCTGCCCACAGGAATCCTAATTTAGGCCAAGTGCCCGGACTCCAAAGCCTCTATGGCAAAGAGTGCCGAGAGCTCTTCACTGTGCCGCAAGGATGGGTGCTGCTCGGAGCTGACTTGAGCGGCCTTGAGCTCAGATGCTTGGCGCACTATTTGTCTGCTTGGGATAACGGTGACTACGCCAATGAGATTATGTCAGGTGACATTCACACTAAGAATCAACATGCAGCTGGGCTGCCCTCAAGAGCTGAAGCAAAGACCTTTATTTACGCGCTGCTCTACGGTGGTGGCAATCGGCTCATAGGCGACATCGTGGGCAAAAGCTCCGTTGTTGGGGCAAAGCTCAAGAGAAACTTTGAGCAAGCAATACCGGCTTATAAGAAGCTCCAAGAGAAGCTCGGCAGCACACTCCGTGACCGAGGCCACATTAGAGGTCTGGACGGTCGCAAACTGACAGTGAGGAGCGAACACAAAGCGCTCTCGCAGCTGCTCCAGAGTGCCGGGGCAATTCTCTGCAAACAATGGGTAAAACTTATCGATGACTGCTTAGATCCAAAAGACGCTTACATCGTTGGCTGGATTCACGACGAAGTACAAATCGCAATCCGAAATAAGGAGTTAGCAGAACATGTCGGTAATCAATCTGAACGAGTGGCGCAAGAAGCTGGCAGAGCGTTCAACCTCAAAATTCCCATCGAAGCCGAATGGAAAATCGGGCAAACGTGGGCAGACACTCACTGATTCTCAGCTCGCTCACATCGAAGCGTGGACCGAAGAGATGAGTGACTTGATCAGTATTTACTTTGTCCTCGATTCGTCCAAGAAAAGCCCCTTCACAGTGAAATCTAAGTTCGCCCGGGACTGCGCTGAATGGATCGGGTTTTGTGCTTCAGAAGGCTTCATCACGACGAAAGTGGACCATCAAGCGTGGGACAACAAGTGGCGCATCACAGTAAGTGGAAATCAACTACACAGGGATCTAGAAGATGAACTCAGTCAACTCACTAAGCAATAAGACTACGCTGCTCATAGACGCTGATCTGTACCTGTATCGGAGCCTTGCGGCTGTAGAGGAGGTCGTAGATTGGGGTGACGATGTCTGGGCAACTTGGGCTGATCATAAGCAAGCCAAGAAGGCATTTGAAAGCCAGCTCAAGCGCTTCTGTGACAAGCTACAGACTGATCACATGATCATGTGCTTGAGTGGTGCGGATAACTTTCGCAAGAAGGTTGACCGTGGATACAAAAGTGCTCGAAAGAAATCTCGAAAGCCTCTGGGCTATCCAGAGTTCGTGACGTGGTGCAAAGAGCATTACTTCTGTGCTTTCGAGGATCAGCTTGAGGCTGACGATGTCATGGGCATCCGGGCAACGACTCCAGAGCATGACTGCATCATCGTGTCTGACGATAAAGACATGCTCACGATACCGGGCAGAATCTATCGCCCAATGCAAGACGAGCTCGTGCATCAGTCAAAAGAGGACGCAGACCGTCAGTTCTATTTGCAGACGCTCACTGGTGACAACGTCGATGGCTACGCTGGCTGCCCGGGGATTGGGCCAGTGAAAGCCGAAAAGATCCTTGGACCACGCCCAGATTGGGGACTCGTCGAACGTGCGTTCACACAGGCAGCTCTGCCACTCAGCTATGCCCTCCAGCAAGCAAGGCTCGCTCGGATACTTCGCTATGAAGACTGGGATGACATCAACAAACAAGTGAGGCTATACCGCCATGAAGCTGACTAAATATGACCGAATGCAGACCACCCGATATGGGAAAGAGCGAATGCCTTGGACCAATAAGATGGGCGAAAGAACTTACTTTTGGACAACTAAAACGTGTGGCATTTACTTTGCTCACCTATGCAGACATCACCCACAAGATAAGCCAGATCCCGACTGCGAAGAGTGCAAAGGGCAAGAGCAACAAAAGTACTTAACGAATATCAAATGGAGGCACTACAAGAAATGGGCAACTTAACCAATACAAAGACAATGACGCTAAATCGTGAGCTGCAAGAGCGAGTCGAGAATGCAGTTGCTGGCAACACAACGAAGAGCATCAAGCTAGCTGAAGATGCTGGTGTTCACTTTAATACCGTTGCTCGATTAAGACGAGGCGAAAACTTATCTATTGATACCCTCGCAGCAATCGAGAACGCATTGAACAATCGAGATGACCGAGCTGCTAGAGATCAACGACTCGCAGTTCAGCTTAACCAAGAGAGCGCAGCACGCTTCAACAGTATGTATTGCGTTGACTGCGACTAAACAGAGTTCTAACTGGAAGACGTTCCTTAGACGCTCTCAGCGGTGAGTGTTAAAAAATGCAGATGAAGTGCTGAGTCTTCCTTATTCATACGCATAATACAGCGAATCTGTGAACCGCTATTAATTTCTAGAAGACGGAGAACGAGACACATGAGTATTGATGATGCAAAGCCAAGCGAGTGGGATGCACTGAGAAGCGGCTATAAGATTACTGAGACTATCAGCGAGCCCGGGCAAACAGATGTAGTGAGATGCCCTGAGCACTATCGGGATGGTGACATCGAGTGCATCGATGCGCTGCGGTCCATGACTACCAAAGAAGAATTCATTGGCTACTGCCGCTGCAATGCAGTCAAGTATGTCTGGAGACTACCGCACAAAGGCAAGAGCAACGCAGCTAAGATTCAAGACGCTGAGAAGGCTATCGTCTATCTGGAGTGGCTAATAGAAGCAATGAAAGAAAGACGTGATGACATCAGACACTTTGAAGATCGGTCTCTAGTTCATCCGTAGTTAGCTGAGTGTTCCCCGGCTGCTGTGGATTGGGCTCAATTGTGACGATCCCGGAGACACCCAAGTTCGCCTAGCCTTGTCTGACAGCAACCGAGGAACCTTGGGGATACTACAGAAAACCTACGCAAAAGACCACAAATTCAATTGTACTGACCTATAGGAGAGATGATCCTTAACCGACACTCTCTCGACTCTTAGGATACCGACTAGGGCTCCTAGCTGCTCAAGATTACATGAGTGTAGGACTTGGGCTAACCAGATCTATGACAAGGGCTTTGGTGTATCTATTAGAGATAATATCAATGACATATTACTTATAGAAACACTCAGCTCTTGGAACACTCAGCTAACTATAGATAACTATAGAGTCATCTATGGTCAATAGCTTTGTATTGACTGGAGTGTTCGTCAGTTCAACGAATGTGTGCCAAAGAGGAAGATACCGAAGAGAGACTGAAGAGAGACTAAGGATCGGTCCCAATTCCTAAACAACAAATCCAACCCTATTCCAATAAATTTTTCGATTTCGGCCGGATAGTCCTGCAGATGATACGGATTCGATATCCTTTGGCAGAGATCATGAACTACATCAATGACTTAGGAATCTACTGTCGATCTTTTGGGACTCCAGCGCCCTAAATCGAGCCCCATTGGGCCTAATCTCAAGTCGATTTCAAAAAAATGTTAAAGGTTGTCGTTGTTGTTGTTGTTGTCCCACCCTTTCAAGGAGACCCAAATTTTGAAATTTAACATTAGTAACGATTGGTCAACTGGTCAGCAGTTCAAGGTCTTGCCTGAGCTAGAGATCACGTTAGAAAACATCCATGAATCCACCACGCTGCGCGTATTGCGCTTAGGTTGGCTCACGCATTCCCTTTGGATCGAAAGGAAATAACTTATGACACTCGAAAGTGGCACTTACATCAACTCGCTTGACGATAGTAACCCAGCAGCGACAGATAGCCTTGGTCAGGCCGATGATCACATAAAGTTAATCAAGGCAACCATCAAACGCACCTTTCCGTTCATCACTGGAGCCGTCACCGCCACTCATACGGCCCTCAATGCGGCCACCCCGGCAGCCATAACAACCGATGGTTCGACGCCCAGCTTGGCATCAGGCATCACAGCAGCTGAGGTCCAGACCCTCATTGGTGTCACCCCGGCAGCAATCACTAGTGACGGCAGCACCCCCAGTTTAGCTAGCGGCATTACCGCAGCCGAAGTAAGAACTCTAGTCACTGTGCCAACTTTGCTCGAAGTGTACCCAGTGGGCGCTATCTATATGTCAGTAGTCAGCACCACCCCTGCGACTCTCTTTGGTGGCACTTGGGCAGCTCTTGCAGCTGGTAAAGTCTTAGTGGGCCTCGATGCGAGCGACACTGACTTTGATACTGCTGAAGAGACAGGGGGAGCCAAGACGCACACGCTGTCAATCGCAGAAATGCCAGCTCACACACATGACGTCCTTTATCAAGAGATCGATGATGTCGGTGTCACTACTCATCCCGGGGGAACGCAGCCCGGTGACCCCACTGCAACAATTGCTACCCAGAGCACCGGGGGCGGTGGAGCTCACAATAACTTACAGCCTTACTTGGTCTGCTACATGTGGAAAAGGACAGCTTAACTATGCTCTATGGCGTCAAAGAACTTGGAAGCATAGGCGTCGTAACTGACGTGACTCCATCGAGATTGCCAGACAATGCCTTTAGCCGTGGCAAAAATGTACGCTTTGATGAAATGTCAGTCACAAGATCTCCAGTATTCCGCAACATCAGCACATTAGCATTTGAGCCTCGGATTGCTATGGGCCTCATGCCCACCGCTGGTGGCTTCAGCACCGTTGTAGCTGTCAGTCCCACCTATCAAATCAATGAGTACGCCAATGGCTCTGTCAGCGGCAAGAATGGCTCTATCAGCACTACGAGTAGCAGCGATGTGCCTTTTACAACGACTACGCTAGCTGACGTTGACTACATCAATCGACCCGACCGAGTGCCTGTCTTTAGGTTACCAGCCGGGGCTAACTTTGCTGATCTAACGAACTGGACTTCGACGTGGCGAACAAAGTCTCTGAGGGCTTTTGGTGACTTCTTGTTAGCCATCAATACAACCGAGGGTGCTACAGATTATCCTCAGCGAGTGCGGTGGTCCCACACTGCATTGGCTAACGCTATCCCGGATTCTTGGGATGCCACTAATGCAGCCAAAAGCGCTGGCTTCAATGATCTTGCTCAACTGAAGACGCCGCTTGTTGACGGAGCTGCCTTGAGTACTAACTTTGTTGTCTACTCTAGCGACGAGGCTTACCTTATCGAGTTCGTCGGAGGTACGTTCATTTTCAACTTTCGCAAGCTATTTGAGAACTCTGGGGTCATCAATCAAAACTGCATTGTGGAGGTTGATAAGCTGCACTTTGTGTTTGGCAAAGATGACATCTATAAGCATGACACGCATACCAAGAAATCAATCTGTGATCAGATAGTCAAAGACTACATTTTTAACGGCATGGACACTTCAGCCTACGATAAGTGTTTCATTGCTCACAATCAGTCAATCGAAGAAATCATGTTCTGCTACAAAAGCAACGACGATATGGCTGAATTCACCAGTGGCTCACGCTGTAACCGGGCTGCTATTTATAACTACCGCACATCAACATGGAGTTTTCAAGATCTACCAAATGTCTCAGCTGCCACAACTGGTGCTATCGCTAGCACGCAAACTTATGCAAACACTACACAAATTTATTCGACAGCCGGGGGAACATACAACTCCCAAGGTTCCGGCTTCGACACCCATTTACTCTTCGTCGGAAGCAGCAGTGCAAGCGATGGTTTATCTGATCACTCTCTGTTTGGTTTGGATTCTGCCGATTCTGCCACTCTTGGGTTTCCCATTGACGTAGCAGCTAACAAAGCTCCTTATCTGGAGCGCACCGGGATTGATATGGACGAAAGCAATCCGATCTCAGGTCAAAAGGTCTTATCTCGCGTAACTCCTCAAGTCGTAACGAACAACACTGACAAGACATTTGAGTTTACATTTGGTGCTTCACCCATGATCTCAACTGCTCCAACCTACGAGGGCACAGTGACGTTTGATGCGGCTGTAGACTACAAGGTTGACTCGCGAGCAAGTGGGCGATACTTAAGCTATAAATTCAGTGTTCCGACTAACAAAGACTTCAATTTGACGGGCTTTGACGCAGAAGTAGCAATCGTCGGGAGAAGATAGCGATGACAGCAGATACTACGGTTGTCGTCTATAAGCGCGAGCCGCTCCCTCAGATCCTCACTGATGAGTCAATACTCAACTATTGTGGTGACGAGTTTCAGCGCATAGAGAATGTGCTCAATCGTCACGACGAGGCTGTACAGAACGTCAGTACTGAAGTTGATACGAACAATGGTACAGCGATTCAAGGCATAGCAACTGCCAATGGCACGATTGCATCTCTGACTTCAACCGTGAATGGGAACACATCTGCAATTAGCTCTGAAGCCACCACAAGAGCAACTGAGGATTCAGCGCTTGCCACGTTAATCACGAATTTAACTGCGACTGTATCCAGCAATCAGTCTACCAACAGTGCTGCGATTAGCAGTGAGGCTACTGCAAGGGCTAACGCGGATTCGGCAGCAGCCAAAATACAGAACACGCTCCGGGCAATCAATGGCGCGGCAGTCTCAGACACTTGGGAGTCAGGCAAGTCATACAATGGCGGCGTCGATGGCAATGGTGACGCTACTGGTGACGAAGTGGTTGTCAATCCATACATCTACCGATGCAAGAGCTCGCATACGTCATCGAACTCTAACAAGCCACCTAACAGCACTTATTGGCAAGCGATTGATACTGTCGATGCAAAAATTGCAGCCGGGGTAACAACAGCAAGCAACGCACATACAACCGCTGGCTATGCGATGGCTTCAGACCTCACCGCCTTAACATCAAGAGTGAGCACAGTTGATGGTATCGATGCGAGTGGCGTTCAGCAAAATGCTGGTGATGTCTACAGTTTGTCTCAGACGATTGCTACCAATGATTCTGTTGTGTCCGATTCGCTCGATGTAGTCAGCGCAAGATTTGGTGTTACCGTTTCAGATAACTATGACAACTCGCGTGCCTATCAAGTCAAAGATGAGGTCATCTACAACACACTTATCTATCGCTGCACAGCCACATCGACAGGCAACATTCCAACGAATACGAGTTATTGGGCGCTTCAAGATGCAGTGCCGGGTATTGTAAATGCCGCAGTCGCCGTTGAAGCACAAGCCCGAGTTGCTGCGGACAATACCATTTCAGCGCGCTATGGCGTCGAGCTCAATGCCAATGGCTATGTCACCGGGTTTCGTCAAATCAATGACGGCACCACTGGCACATTTAAAATACTAGCTGACAAATTTCTTGTCGTAGATCCAAGCTCAAGCGCCGGGGTAGCCGGGGAACAAGTTTTTAGCATAGAGTCCGGTCAAGTCAGAATGAATGCGGCGTTTATCAAGGATCTGACGGTCGATAATATCGAAGGCGATGTCAACACGATTACTTATTTTTCTAGCTCAGGCTCTAGAACTTTTGGTCCAACGTCAGTTGCTGGTATCAACAGTACAGGCTTTGTCGAGCTAACAACGGTCGATTGCGCTGCAAATACAGCCGGAAAAACTCACAGACCAACGCTGAATATGATTTTCTCTGGTCGATTTGAAAACGACACTGCTGAAGTGAAAGTTGAAGTCGCCACGTTAACTGGCGGTTCACCCGGCACTTACTCGACGATTCAATCTCTTGAGCATTTCTGTGGCGGTGTCAACGGAGCAAACACAACGATCCCGGTCATTGCAGCCATGTCCTCAGACACCACGAGCGCTGTCAGATTCCGCATTAGCATAAAAATGTGGGGCGACCAAGGCAATCCAAACACAACCTCAGCCAGCAACACTGGCACTGCTAAATGGCGTGGCTACACCGTGGGACTGACCTAATGCAAATGTATATTCGAGTGATCGACGGCAAACCAGCTGGCTCACCGCAGAGCAATCCGCTCGACGGATCTTGGGTCAAATACACGCCCTTCACAGGCGACTTTGACGATGATCGAATGCAGCTCGTTGACACCTTCGACAGCGATTCAAATAGCGTCATACAGAGCGTCATTGAGCGGCCCGATAAGACTGCTCAAGTTCTCAAAACAGTGCGTCAAAAGCGCAATAAACTGCTCTTAGAGAGTGATTGGACTCAACTGCCCGATGTCTACATGAACGCCGGAAAAAAAGAGCAATGGACAACTTACCGCACGCAGCTGCGCGACATCACAAAAGACATCGACATCAATAATATTGTTTGGCCTAACATCCCGGAGATTTGACGTGCAGAAAGACAGTTCGCGCAAAGTGAAAGTGATTGAAAACGGCGCGTACACGGTCTGGTTTGAGCAGCTGGGGAGCTACACGTTCATCCATCTCGATATGCACACTGAATACTCTCTTGGCATCAAAAAAAGAATGCAAACGCAACTTCAACTGTTGATGGCGATGCGAAAAAACGCAATACATGCTCTCAATGATCCCCGGGATCAGAAGCATAAAAAGTATCTAGATCTCATGGGGTTTAGGTTTTCACAAGAAATTTTAGGCGATGACAAAAGGCTGAAAGAAGTCTGGATTAAACAGCAACAGAGGTAAAATTTATGGGAATGGAAGCAGCCGTTGTTGGCAGCGCCCTAATGGGCTATAAAGGCCAAAAAGACGCCAAGAAAGGCCAGCAAGCAGCTCTTGATGCTCAGATGGCCGGGTATCGACGAGACGATCCTTACATCAGAGCTCTGCTTGAGGGATCTCAAGGCGCTCTAAACGACTCTATTGCTCAAGGCACTTATCAAGGCGACACTTATGCCGCCATGGACCCTCGAACTCGCGAAGCACTTGAGTACATTAGCCAGCAATCGCAAGCCTATCGACCAATTGCAGACAATTTAGTAAACACTGGCAGTGCTTTTGGTCAAAACTATGCCGATCTCTATGAGATGGCTGGTCAGGACCGAATGGGCGCAGCTCAAGACTATGCGCTTGCCAACGCTGATCCGTTGATCCGCGCTGCAATGCGAGACCCTTATCGAGAACTCCAAGAAAACACGCTCCCGGGCATTAACTTAGGCGCATCGGGCTCTGGTAACGCCGGGAGCTCAAGAGCTGGAGTTGCGGAAGCTGTCGCGCAGCGAGGCTACGGTGATCGATTAGCTGACATGAGCTCTACTATCCAAGACAGCCTGATGACTCGCTACTTGACTGATGATCAGCAGCGCTACCAGAACATGATGAATGCAAATCTTGGCCTCAGAGGCGCGTTTGACACCGGGATGGGCATGACAGGAACTCTTGCAGATTGGCAAGTGGGGGCCGGAGATCGATTCCAGAGGGACGCCCAAGGCCAGATGGTCGATTCTTACAATCGTTTCAATGAACAACGCGATTTTCCTTTGAATCAATACATCAAGTACAACCAAGGAATTCTAGCTAACGCAAACTGGGGATCTCCGCAGAATCCAACGATGGTTACTGCCTCTCCGATTGCTGGTGCTCTCGGTGGAGCCATGCAAGGCTATGGATTTGGCAATGGAATGGGCTTTGATTCGTTTTTAGGCAAATACATGGATGGCGGTGGATCAAGCCAATCTGGAGGGAGCCGGGGTGGAACTGGTGGCGGCTTTATGATCTTTTAGATTACGAAAAAGGACAATTCTATGACTCAATTTGGACAGTACGTCAATATGAATCCAAACCTTACGGCTAATTCAGCTGGAGGCGTGACGTATAACTTACCTCCGACTTATTATGACCCTGCTGGCAACCCTATTTCTCAAGAGCAATACTTAGCATTACAACAAGGGCCCACTGTGCCAAATGCTGGAGTAGTTCAAGCGCCTAGCACCCCAGCGCCAGCTTTAGCAAACTCAGCAAACCCACCAATAGACCCTACGCGAGGTCCAATTGGTGCGCCGAAGAATTTGCCCGGTATTTTGTCTTCAAATGTATTAGGTTTGCCGCCATTGCCTCCCATGCCAGTTATGCCAACTCGCCAGACTGTGACAGGCAACAAGAGAAATAGCACATTACCGCCGTTTCCAAACACTGACATCAGCAAAGGTGAAATGTTCATGCGGATGGGTGGGGCCATGCAAGGCGCTGCCACAAAGGGTGGATTATCAGGCGGCATAGCAGCGGCCACTGATGCCTACGGTAATATTAAAGACTACAACAGAGGCTCCGCATTAGCTCAATATGAGGACGCTGTCGCTCGCGAGCAAGCGATGATTGAGGCCGAGAAGGCAGCTCGTCAACGTCAGCAAAAGATGTCTGATGATGACTTGCAGTTTGGCCGCGATATCTACAAAGAGCAGCTCAAGTATCGTCAAGAAATCCAAAAAGAATACGCAAAACTTTCATTAGACCAACAATCAGCTCTAGCGCCTGTGGATGATCAGATCTTCAAATATCAAGACGCTCTCAATGGCATTGAGGCTGCAATTGCCAACGATGTGTCGCTCACTGGTTTGTCGATGGAAGACATAAAGTCTAGAGTCAAAGGCACAATTTTTGGCGGTCCGCAAGCAAGTCTGCGACTGAAGCTAGAAGGGCTCCGAGTTGACGCTATCCTCTTAAACACCGCAAAAACCAAAGGTGCAATTTCAGATTCCGAAATGAGAATATTTGCCACTCCACTGCCTAGCATGAACGCACAGGAAGGCGTTTGGAGAGATTGGATCAAAGATCAGCAAGAAGCAACGCTCAGAGTCCGACAAAGACTTCTCACTGGCGAGGTAGTGCCTATTGATAAGCGCCCCAGCAGTCAATGGGATTACATGTTTAAACAAGAAATACCACCTTCAAAAACCGCGCCAGATGAAGAAAGTTTGGTTGATACAGCTCTTAAATTTATGACGGATTAGGCCACTCACATATGTATTCAGCTCAACAATATGAGTCAGGCATTCGCAAAGCGTATGCAGCTGGCGACTATGAATCTGCACAATATCTGACTAACCAATATAAGCAGAGTATTGCTCCAAATATTGAACCGGGACAGCGCGACAATCCGTTTGAGTACTCTATTGATCAAGCACAAAAAATGCTTGGCGCTGGCGTGGAAACTGTCGGTCGAGGATTCAATAGCAACATACTCCAGCAATACGGTCAGAACGTCCAAGCTCAACAAGACATCGACATAGCGCGAGGCGGTTATCAATCCGCGCACCCGGATGACCTCATCGACACATACAAAAACAAAGGTTGGGCAGGAGTTGTAGCCGCTATTCCCACGAAAGCAGCGGAGTCTTCTGCCTCTGGAGGTGCTGCCATAGTCGGCACAGGTCTAGCAGCTGCCTCAAGTCTTGTAGGCGCTCCAGCATGGATGACAGCAGTCATAGGTTACACAACGCTCGGTACTACCTTCGGACTTGGCGTGGGTGAAGCAACGCTAGAGCAAAAAGAAAAACTCAACGACTTTGACACAGCCACTTCGGTTGGCACTGGTATCGTCATTGCGTTACTGGACCGAGTTGGCGCGAAGGGTGTCATCCCGACCGATGCACTCCAAAAAATGTCTGTCAATGAAATCGAAAAAGCCCTCAGAGATGCTGGCCGAGAAGGTGCAGCTCAAGCGTTTGGGTCTGCTATAAAAAACACTGGCAAGGCGACAGGCAAAGAATTTGCAACAGAAGGTGCTCAAGAACTCGCGATTATGGGAGGCGCTGCTACTCAAGGCGCAGAATACACGCCCCGAGAGATTGCCGGGAGAACCTTAGATGCCTCGGCAGCTGGTGGCTTCACTGGTGGAGCTGTGCGAGCTCCCATTGAGATCGGTAGTGCTGCCTACAATGCATTGCCACAAGCTCCCACCCGGGAGACTGTCGAAAATGAGGTTTTAGCTCCAGCTGCACAAGCAGTATCGAGCGTTCTAGGTGACAGACGAGAAACTGGTGACCCAACCGAGCAGGGGGCTAAGGCAGAGGTTGCTCGGCGTCTTTTGGAACAACAAGCAGTCAACAACTTTAATTTAGAAGATGTAAATGTTGGCAGTACTGATGGTGCAAGAGCTGCAATTGATGATTTACACGTTGAGATTGTTTCGCAGATTTCTGGTCAGGGTGAGATTTCGAGGGATGAAGACGGCCATATCGAAGACATTACTCCCGGCAACGGTGGTCTTCTTGCTCAGATAAAACAAGCGTACAACTTGAACGCCAATCAGTTGCGGATATTGAATAAAATTGTCAAGAAAGCTGGCAACAAGGTAAAAAATAAAGTTACAAATACTGACATACAGGAGATCGGACAGATACTAGGCAACACCCCTGATTCCTTGCAATTAATTAATCTACTTTTGCAAAGTAACGAAATAACGAATATACACAGCGGAGGCTATAAGGGCGGCATTTCGCGGTTTACCGATATGTTCAATCCGCTCGATACTGCTCGCGGCAACTACAATCCAATGAACATGCTGGGCAGCCCACAAAATATTTTAGCAACTGGTGGGGCTTTGGCGACGCAGGGCGCTACGCTAGGCATTCCTTTGGCTGGTAGAGCAATTGATAAGTACGTTCCCATAGTCGGTGGCAGACGCTCCCCGGTAGCAAAATATTTACGAGACAACATCAATAAGCCAGCGTTGCCATTGGCTAGCGGTCCAAGCCTCATCGCCGCCGCAAAAAGAGCTCAAGAGCAAGAAGATGCAGAAGCTGCCAGCTTTGAACGTGCTGGGCAAAACTTGCTTGATGAACAGTTAGCGACAGGAGGTGATCCAAATCTCGGCAGTCCTCGGGACATATTTGGTCAGGGAACTGGCTTGAGCACTATCGATGCGATTGAAGCGCTTGAGCAAATGGCGAGCGAAACAACTAATGAGGACGTGCGAGCAGTTTTGCAAGCTAACATTGACTCACTAAGGTCTGGCACTCAGGCCGCACCGCAAATGTCAAATGTAGTAGCGGCGCTCCGCAATCGAGTGCTTAGTGATCCCGAGCTGCAAGCAAAAGCAGTGTCTGAACCTCAACGAACTGGCGCTGGTTTTAATCTTCAGCAACCTCAAGCTCAAGGAGCTGCACCAGTTGCACCGGGCATGACGCAACAGCAAATCAACTATGAGCGAGGCGTTCAAGCTAACAAAGACAGAGCTGCAAAGTTGCAATCTGATCTGATGGCAGACAATGGTGTAAGCGCAGTTGACAAGGCTGTCATTGGTACAGCGCTGGATGAGCTCCAATATGGAAACTTAGGCGTCGATCCAATCCAAAGCCTAAACAACATAGTTCAACGGATGAGAGAGGCAAATGTTGCTACAGAGGCTATGGATACTTATCTCATGCCAGCGTTGACAGCTATTGCTGAACAGCAAGCAAGAAATCCTCAAGGGAGTCAGACAGAGTTAAATTTTAGTCGATTAGCACCAGACGCAGACCAAGAAGCTCAACTAACACAAGCTAAGGTCACAAACATTGACATCTTGCCGACAGAACAAGAAGTAGGCCAGATGAGAGAAGGGACTTTCAAGCCTAAAAAAGTTATCACAAAGTCACAAGCTGGAAAAATTTTGGAGAAGCGTTGGCAAGAAGCAACAGGACGAACAGAACCTTTTGAATACACCCCAGAAAATATAGATCTGCTTGCTGACTACATGGCTGAAGAAGGCATTCACAATTTGTCTCGTGATGGCAATGCAGTTGGTTGGTATGACAGAAAACTCAAGGCGGCAAAAGCTGTTCTAGAGCTCGTTGATCCTCGGATTACTGAGAGCTATGAAAACGAAGTTATCTTTGATTTTCTGCTCGCTGTTACCTCTAATGGACAAGCGGTTGTATTTAATTTTCAGCACGCACACACGCTTTTCAAAAGATATCTTGATACCGGGCTAATGCCACAGAACAAAAAAGAATGGGACGTTGGCGGCGAGCGCAATCAGGCAATGCTGGATTCTTTTACTTTTTGGAATGCTTGGCATGAAAATACTCCAGACGCCTCTATCCAAGAATTTTTTGATACCGATTGGACCGTCAGAGAACTAGACGAATTTATAACGCAATTTAACAAGGAGCACGGCACAAAACTGAGTCTAGGGACTTCAGAGGCAGCAGACACAGCGGTCAAAGGTAGTTTTGTTTTAGGCCCAAAAATTGGACAAGGATTTCATCAAAACCTCCGAGGTAACTATGATGCCTTAACAATGGACATCTGGTGGATGCGGATGTGGAATCGTTTGGTCGGTGATAATTTCAAACCGATAACCGATGAGACTATGCGAAATAGTCGGAAAATGATCTCTGAATTCATCAAGTCAACTAGAAGTCCAAATCCAAAGGACATGAAACAATTTCTCAACGCGAAAGACCAAAAAACATTGTGGCGAGACATTGATCTTGAGAAAAAGATTATCCGGGATACTCTAAAAAGAACAGGCATTAAACTTCAGGGTATTTACTCAAAGCCAAAAGAGTTTGATAAGTTAATTTTAGAGTTAAACAAAAGCTGGAATAAGTATTTCGACGCCTATAAAAAAAAGAATAATAAAAACCCTAAGAAGCCCACGTTTTTTCAGAAGCTGGGAACACACAAGCTCTATTTGTCAGAGCCTCTGCAAGAGACTCCGAGGAATTCTACGGAGCGCGAGTACATGCGCCAAGTGACCGCTCGGGCGATAGAAAAAATGGCTCAAAATGGTTACAATATCCAAACAGCCGATTTCCAAGCCTTGATGTGGTATCCCGAGAAGCAGCTGTTCAGAAAGTTAGGGGTAAGGCCGGGAAACGGCGAAGATAATGATTATCTAGATGCGGCTAAAATACTGGCGCAAAAAGAAGGTGTATCAGATGAGCAAATTGAAGAAACACTCCGCAATACAGGATCAGAACGAGACTCCGATAGTGAGCCAAGTGCCGAAGGACAAGATGGGAGACTTCGTCAAAGGTCTACAGGATTTGATGAAAGCAAAGCGCGAGCAGAAGCAAGCGCAGCAGCCCCAGCGCTAGCGCCCTATACCAACCCAGCGCCGCGATCTCTACCCAAGCCAACAGTCAAACAAACGCAACTACAGTTTGACCTAGCCTCCGATACATTTGATATCGGAAGAAAAGGCAGCCGCTTTGAAGAAGGCATCCCAGATGTTGCCGCAGCGGAAGAGCTCATGGAAGCGCTTGGTATCACTTTCCAGATTGCTGAAAATTACGCAGAATTAAAAGACATCGTTGGCCTTGACGTTGGTGAGGGTGTCGCTGGAATTTATCGCGGTCCTAACGCCGATGAAAAAGCAGAAGTGGTGCTTCGGTCGGACGCTGGAAGCACTCAAGAACAATTTCACACATTGTTGCATGAGATTGGACATCATTTAGAGTCTTTCACGGTCCTTTCCGGGCCGCATGGTTATAAAAACTTGAGAGGCGACATTGATTACAGCTATAAAACTCGGCCAGCAATCCGCAAAGAAATCGACAATCTTCAAGAAAATGTCATTGTAAATGGACTGCCTGTTCGTCCGGGAGCTTCATCAATACGACAGCTGCGAGAGTTCAAAACAGACCCCTATGAAAAGGCAATTCCAACGCGAGAGCAATTTGCCTACTATGATTATGTCAAAAGCAAAGGTGAGCTAGCAGTTGATCCTGTCTGGATTTACATGTTGAAACCAAAGCTACTTAAAGAAGTTGCTCCCGGCGTCTCAAAGCTCATCCAGAAGTATTTTAAGCAGATACATACGGCATCGCGAAAAGATATGCCAGTTACCTTTCATGCACATCCACTCACAGTCACGTTAGCTTTTGTATTGGCTGCTATGGCAAACATGAAAGATGACGATGAAGAAGAATTAGAACCCGGAGCACTCTCGCTCCCCCCGGGCGCACTCAGCGCCGCTTAACTTGGAGATAACAAATGAACGCAACTGCCCTCAGTTTGGTAGCGGTTCTCGACGCCTGTCAAAAGGTCGAAGACAGCACGCTGCTTAATGATCCTCAAAAATACTTGATTCTTCACGAGCTTGAAAATCAGTTAGCTCCCGAAATGTTGAGCTCGGGCTGCTTGGAAACACGCAAGATCGTCAGTCACGTTTTGATCACTCTTGGTCATCAAAGAAAACAGAAGTTTGAGGAGGAGAAAGTTGTCGCAGCAAAAAAAAGAACGCAAAAAAAAGCCACAAAAAGAGCTAACCCATCCAAATAATTCGCGGTCAGGCAAAAGTCATTTTTTTTCAAATCTTATGTCTACCCCGGAAGGGCGAGCTCTTCGCAAGCAGTGGTCCACAAAACCTCGAAAGAACGCTGGAAGACCAATGGGCGTCCCAGATGGTCACTCGCAAGAGAGTTTTGCGCCAGTTAGAGAGGAAGCAAGAGTCTATGCAGACAAGGTTGTGAAAATTATGAAGAAAGAATTTGACATTGAAGACGAGTATCAAACGGAAGCTCTGAGAACAGCAGTTGAAGTTATGCGGCTCGATGGGCAGACGCGAGAAAAGCTAGCAGCTGCTCGCCTAGTGCTCGACTTCACGAAATCAAAGCCAGCTGCAAAGTCTGATGTCACCATCAGTGCAGCTGAAGATTTCTTGGCGAGCGTCATGAGAGAAATTGAGGATATTGATGGATCAACTGAAGAAGATTCGACATAGATTAGCAATTGATTTTCCCCTTTATGCAAAAACTGCACTGAAAATCAGAACGAAGGTTGGTCAGATTGCACCGCTCCAATTAAACGCAGCGCAAACAATTCTGCACAATGCAGTCACTGATCAAATCGCAAATGAAGGCAAAGTCAGAGTCATCATTCTGAAAGCCCGACAGCAAGGTTTATCCACTTACACTGGCGGCTATCTCTATTGGAGTGTGAGCCAAAAAGCCGCTCAAAAAGCGATGGTAGTGACGCATCACTCTGACTCTACGAGAGCGCTATTTGACATGACGAAGCGCTATCACGAGAACTGTCCACAGATACTCAAGCCGCACACAAAGTATTCCTCCAGACGCGAAATGAACTTCGATGTGCTCGATAGCTCATTCATCGTAAGTACTGCTGGGGGTGAGGCAATTGGTCGTGGCGAAACACTGACGCACGTCCACGCTTCAGAGCTCGCATTCTGGCAAAAAAGCACAGCGCTCGACAACTGGAATGGTCTGACCCAAGCCGTACCAAATGCGCCCGGGACAGCCGTGTTTGTCGAATCTACTGCAAACGGTATTACTGGTGTTTTCTACGACCTATGGAAAGGCGCAGTCGAAGGAACGAATGGCTATGTGCCTGTGTTTATTCCGTGGTTTACCGACCCGGACTACCGCGAAAAAGTCCCGGATCATTTTGAGCGTACTCCCGAAGAAGAAAATCTTGTAGACGAATATGATCTCGACGATGAGCAGCTGATGTTCAGACGGCGAAAGATTGCTCAAAACGGCCTTGATTTGTTTCGTCAGGAATACCCAGCGGAACCAGATGAAGCATTCTTGACCACAGGTCGCCCGGTGTTCAACCCGGAGCAATTGCAAAAACGTCTCAAAGATCGGAGGCAGCTCCGTGAGCGCATGGCTCTGGAAGGCGGCGAATGGGTAAACAATGCCCGGGGTGAGCTCTCGACATTCCTCATGCATGACGAAGGCGAGCAGTACATTATTGGCGCTGACGTTGCGATGGGTGTACGAAATGGCGACTACTCAGTGGCAACTGTGCTTGATTCAAAGAAACGCCAAGTTGCCATCTGGCGAGGCCACGTTCACCCGGACTATTTTGCAGAGATCCTTTATGAGCTCGGCGGCTATTACAACGAAGCATTCATCATTGTCGAGAACAACAGTCACGGCATTTTGACCTGTACACGCCTCGGCAAAGATATGGCATACCCCAACTTTTTCACAGACGTTTCCGTGGATAAGCTGACTGAAAAAGAAACAATCAAGCTCGGTTTTACGACAACGGTTAAAACAAAACCTTTGATCATTGACGAGCTCAGGGCAGCTGTCAGGGACGAAGAAATCGAAATAAATTGTGCAGTAACTTTGCGCGAAATGCTGAGTTACATCGTGACGGAAAGTGGCGCGATGCAAGCTGAAGTGAACTGTTTTGACGATTGTGTGATGTCGCTTGCATTAGCTAATCACGTTCACGAGGGTGCGTGGGAGCCAATCGAATCCCACGATGATTATTACCTAGAGGCCATCTAAATATGGAGCTTAAAGACTACACGCCGATTGACGACGAAAAGGTCGTAACGGTCTTAGATGATTGCATCCGAAAATCTATTGGATATTACGACTCGGAAATCTCAAAAGAGCGCCAACGTGTCATGGAGTATTATCACGGAAAGCTGCCTAAGCCCTCCCACGATGGCAATTCCAAGTATGTAAGTCTCGATGTTTATGACACGGTCGAGAGTCTAAAAGCAGCCTTGCTTGAGACCTTTGCAGCTGGCGAAGGCATCGTCAAGTTTACACCGCAGAATGCCGATGACGTTGACCAATCAGCAATCTGCACAGCCTATACCGACTTTGTCGCACACCGTCAAAATGACTTCTTTTCGATAGCATCAACAGTCATAACTGACTCCTTGCTCGCCCGGGTTGGTGTAGTCAAATGCTTCTGGTCAGTCGAGGAAGATTTTCATGAAGAGTATTTTGAAGGACTGACCGAAAACGAATTGGACATGCTTTTAGGCCAAGATAATGTCGAGCTTAAAGAGCAAGAGATTGATGAGCTCGGATTGAGCTCCGGGACCATCTGCGTCTACCGGGACACATCGCAAGTCAGAATCGAAAACATTGCACCAGAGGAATTTCTCATTGAGCCCCTAGCTCGCAGCTTGGATGATGTCGGATTTTGCGCTCACAGAACCAATAAAACTCTTAGCGAGCTCCGCGACGAAGGCTACGATGAAGAGCTCATAGCGAAGATTGGCGATCACGAAGATGTTGAGATGGAGACTGATCCAGAAGTTCTAGCGAGATACGAGGGTGTCAGCAGTGCGCGTGGATTTACCCGGGATGGTTATCAGGACCAAGTTAGAACGGTCACAGTGTATGAAGCCTATATTGATTTGGATGTTGACGGCAACGGCGTGGCCGAGCTGCACCGTGTGGTCAAAGCTGGTAATGTGATTCTTGAGAAAGACAAAGTCAATCGAAAGCCTTTTGTTTCTTTTGCTCCTGTTCCTGTGCCACATAGTTTTCATGGCGCTAACTTCGGACTCAAAGTTGTTGCCACACAAAACGCCCGGACAATTCTTACGCGATCAATTTTGGATCATGCCGTCATAACCAATAACCCAAGATACACAGTTGTCAAAGGCGGCCTGACCAATCCTCGTGAGCTCATTGATACTCGTGTTGGCGGTATCGTCAATGTCTCGCGCCCGGATGCTGTAATGCCCATGCAGCAAGCGCCGCTCAATCCGTTTATCTTTCAGACAATCAAGCTACTCGATGAGCAGCTAGAGGACACCTCTGGGGTGAGCAAAATATCCCAAGGCACAAACAAAGATGCTGTAAGCAAACAGAACTCCGCAGCTCTGATGGAACAGCTCGCAACAATGAGCCAGCAGCGTCAAAAGATTATTGCTCGACATTTCGCGAATCAGTTTGTGAAGCCTCTCTTTCAGATGATCTATCAGTTGTGCGTCGAGAACGAAACCGACGAAAAGATCGTCGAGCTGGGTGGCAACTACGTTGACATTAGACCTTCTGAATGGGCAGACAGGCGTGACGTTTCGATTGCCTTACACCTTGGTTATGGCGAGCGCGAAAGAGAGTCTGAGAAGTTCTTAGCTATGCACCAATTGCTGACAGCTGATCCAAATCTTAGCGCTATGTATCAGCCGCAGAATGCTTACAAAGTTGCAAGCAAACTCATGGAAATGAACGGAATAAAGAATGTCTCAGAGTATCTCACCGATCCGCAGCAGCTCCCTCCACCAGAGCCAGATCCACAGCAAGAACTTGAGCTTGAGATGCTCAAGAAACAGATCGAGGTCACAGAGCGCCAAACGCAGATTGCAGAGGCGAAGACGCAAATAGATGCTCAAATGGCAGCTCTCAAGATTCAGCTAGACAAGATCAAAGCCGAGGCCGACTTCGCGATCCAAAGCGACAAGGTTGACCTCAGTGAAGCGCAGCTGGAGCACAAGCGCAACATCGATGAAGCCGAGCTTGAAATGGCAAGACAGGCTGACGAAATTAACGCAATTATTTCACCAAGAGGATAAAACTTAATAGAAGGAGACAACTACATGACAGACGAAGAATTAATAGAAATGGGCAATGACTCAGAAGTGATTCTGGGATCGCGAGCCTTCAGTCGCACCGTTGATAAACTGGTCGATTCAACGATGCAAAACTTTCTCAACTCGACCACCGATCAAAGCGAGAAGCGTGAGCAATACTATCGGCACTATCGTGCTCTTGTAGACATTGTCGCCACTCTGAAACAGCACGTTGCTGTCAGGGATGAAATTCACGCTAAGACTAAAGAAAATGAGGAGTAGCACCATGGCCGAAGCTAACGTGCAATCACGACCCGAAAGAACCGCATTTGAAGATCTTGATGATGCGGCAGAAGCAATTTTGACTAATTGGAAATCAGACGCTGAAGAGCCATCCGATTCCGTGGACGAAGTTGCGACAGATGATGATGTTGCTGAGACTGACAACGACATCACTGATGAGATAGATGATGAAACCCAGGATTTAGAAGATGATGAGAAAGACCCTGAGAACGACGAAACCGAAGCCAGCAACCAAGAGGAAGAAGAAGTCGAAGAAATCGAAATCGACGAGGACTTCTTATTAGACATTGCTGTAGACGGTAAGACTCAACAGGCATCGATCAAAGATCTGAAAAGACTCTACGGTCAAGAAGCATCACTCACAAGAAAGTCTCAAGAAGCAGCTTCTCTCAGAAAACAGGCTGATGAGAATTTGCAACGAACTTCCGCGCAAATGCAGCGTATGATCGAGCGAGCTGAAGAAAGATACAAGCCATATTCCGAGGTGGATATGCTCGTAGCGAGTAGACAGATGAACGCTCAAGAATTTGCGGCACTTCGACAGGAAGCCAAGTCAGCTGAAGAAGATCTGAAGTTTCTCAAAGAAGAATCAGAATCTTTTTACGGTGAGCTCACGAAACAGCACCAAGAGGCGCAGCGCAAAGCTGCCACCGAAGCGGTCAAAGTTTTGGAGGAAAAACTGCCCGGTTGGAATGACAACATGTATAACGAGATCAGAAGCTATGCAATTAATAGCGGTCTCGGTGAAGGCATGGTCAATCAAATCACTGATCCAACAACCATTATGTTGCTAAATAAAGCACGATTGTTCGATCAAGGTAAAAAGGCAGCAACTGTGAAAAAGACGAAGATTAAAGCGACACCAAAGATTCTCCGAAGCAAAAAAGCGCCCCCGACAACAGCAGATCGCAGCGCGGCAAAACGCCGCAAAACGATGGACACGCTGAGGACCGGGGATGCCAATGACATGGATATTGTTGCAGACGCCATTATGTCGCGCTGGGAAGCATAAATCTCATTTGTTACAACAGGTAAAAAACAATGGCTACATATACAACCTATGACGTCGTTGGACAGAAAGAATC